ATTGAGATAGCTTAAAATTATCTTTTTTTACTCTGTAAACTTTAGAAAGCTATAGAAAGCTATAGAGAAAGAGAGAAAAGCTTAAATAGTCTTTAAAATCTTTGTAGTTTTCTTAGTCTTTTGAAGTCTTCTCAAGTCTTTTGATGTTCTTTGAAGTAGGGAGGCAGGAGCACCACCCCCTCTCCCCCCTATATATACTCATTCTTCTACATTTCACAGAGTTTTAAAGTGTTAAGTAGGGGTTTGGTCGGGGGCAGTGGATACGTTGAAGGGCTTGAAAAGTCTATATAGAGCTATATAGTAGTAGATGCTAGGTGGGGGTATACTTTAACCCCGGAAGGTTAATTCTATTATACAGTTATAATGCGATTCTGTCAAGCATTATTTAATTTATTTTAGTTTAGACTTGACAGTTTTCTATATCAGGTCTATAATAAGAACTTTATGACTTTACCAACAACAAATAAACGTAATTTAACAGAAAAACAAGAAAAGTTTCTAAGTAATCTCATTGAGACCAAAGGAGATTTAAAGCTTTCTGCTGAACTTGCGGGCTATGCAGGAAATCACTACCAAGTTATAAATAGTCTTAAACAAGAAATAGTTGAATTAGCCTCAACAGTCCTTGCAAGGGAAGCTCCGAAAGCTGCATTTAAGCTTGTGGAGGTTATGGATAGTGATGTAGCTATGCCACAAGCTAATGTAAAGCTACAAGCAGCCCAAACAATCCTAGATAGGGTTGGTGTTTCTAAGACAGAAAGGCTACAAGTAGACCAAAATGTAAATGGTGGTATATTTATATTGCCTGAAAAGCAAGTAATAGACATTGAACAAGAAGATTATGAAGATATTTCTGACTGAGTACCAAATAGATGATAAAATATACGCAGGATTTAATATTTTTGCAGAATCTCTAGAAGAAGCTGAGTATGTTGCAGATATACATGGCTTAACATTAGTTGGAGAAGTAAAAAAGATTGAATATGTCCCAGAATTTGCAAACATAGACTATTTATCTACAATTAAATTTCCAAGTAAAGAAGAAAAACCTAAAATATTACACTAATGCCAAGAAAAAAAACAAAAACTAAAAAGAAATCTACAGTTAATAAAGCGGGTAACTATACTAAACCTACTATGCGTAAAAGACTTTTTGAAAAAATTAAAGCAGGAAGTAAAGGCGGTAGACCCGGACAATGGAGTGCTAGAAAAGCACAGATGTTGGCAAGAGAATATAAGGCTAAAGGTGGAGGATACAAATAAAAAGTTACTTCGTAGACCTTTATGGTATATGGTGTTCTTACCTACACTACCACCAGTACTCGGAGCAATATTCATATTACTAATTATTTATAATATTGACAGTATTAGAACAACGTGCTAAAGTAGCAGGTAAAGCTACACAGGCTCAGATAGCGAAAAAAGGAAAAGAAGCAATAAGGAAAAAACATGGCTCTCAAAAAAAGTCAAAAAAGTCTTAGAAGATGGACTAAACAAAAATGGAGAACTCCAAGTGGAAAGAAATCTTCGGAGACTGGAGAAGTTTACGCTCCTTCTGCTAAAATTAAAAAACTTAAATCGACTGCAGCCGGTAGACGTAAGTTAGCTGCTGCTAATAAAAAGAAAAGGGAAGCTACTGCAAAGGGCAAACAACATGCTCAACATGGCTTACATCGTAAAACTAAGAAAAAGAAAAGGAAATAAAAATATGGATATATTTGTTTTTATAATTGTATTATTAGTTATTGTTGGTGTTGGATTAAAGAAATTTAAACCTGACACTTATAATAATATAAAAAATAATATTAAAAATATTACTAAAGAACCATTTTAGTCTTATGAAACAACAAAATCAATACATTCCTAAAACTAAAAAACAATATAAGGAATGGATTAAACAACAACAGTTAAGACAACACAAACAATAATGGCACACGAGAATAGAAAAAAAGCTTTATTAAAGAAATATGGATTATCTGGAGTTAATAAACCTAAACGTACTCCTAGCCATAAAACTAAATCTCATGTGGTATTAGCACAAGATGGACATAATCTAAAACTAATTAGATTTGGTCAACAAGGTAAAAGAGTTGGAACACTTAAAGGTACTGCAGGTAAACCTAAAAAGGGTGAGTCTGCTCGTATGAAAGCTAAACGTAAATCTTTTAAAGCTCGTCATGCAAAAAATATTGCTAAAGGAAAAATGTCTGCTGCATGGTGGGCTGATAAGGTGAAATGGTAAAATGCCACAGTTAGGTTCTGACAGACAACCCATTAAGTTTAAAGCCCTTGCAAAACAAAAAGGTAGACTTTCTATGAGAGGCAAAGGTATTAAAGACCAAAAAAAATTTGAAGAAAATTGGGATAGAATTTTTAAAAAAGATTAATGGCTTATTCACAACAAGTAGTTGATAGATTTGAAAGTGTTTTAAAAGAGCCTGAAAAACATGCAGTAGGTAGATTTGACCCTACAGACCCTAATGTTGCAACTGGTATGACAGGTGCTCCTGCATGTGGGGATGTAATGAGACTACAACTTAAACTTGATGGAAATACTATAGAAGATGTAAAGTTTAAAACTTATGGTTGTGGTTCTGCTATTGCTTCATCTACATTGTTTGTAGATATGCTCAAGGGTAAAACAATACAAGAAGCAAAGCAAATTAAAGATAAAGATATTGCAGAAGCTTTAGAGC